CTTTCATATAATGGGTTAATATTGATATTAAAATTAGTTGGGATTCCGTCTACATGAGCATTATATAATTTTAAAGATGCTGTATAATTAACTCCTGATTTAGATATAGCGTCAGAAATATCATCATTATCAAATTTAATTAATACACGGCTAGTAGATGAAGACGCATAAAGGTTAGGCGCATTTTTAGATAAATCTAAAATAGCGTCTAACCCTGCGTTTAGAGTATTATAATCTGTGTAGATTGTTGTGTCCTGAGACGGAAATATTTTATAAACACCCATTTATATTAGTATTATTCTAGTATAAATATGGGCTATTTATAGAAATTACTTCAATAAGTTATAATATTCCTTAAAGTGTTTCTGACGGTCTGGTAAACCAATTGTACCACCATTAACACATTTAGTCACAGCTAATACAGATGCGTCAGAAGCATCAACACATTTACCTAAGCAGTTCTTAGAGAAGAACCAAGCGGCTGATAATAATGGGTATTTAGTAGCAACTAAATCAGGATTGGCGGCTATATCTTCATTAATAGCTTTACCAAATGCTGTGTAGTTATCTTTACCAGTTAATTGGATATAACCACGGCCACGGAATTTATATCCTTCACCTGTAGCTTCAGCTCCATTTCCCATACGACCACCATAAACTAAGTTAGCGATTTTTTCTGGTTTACGCTCGTATAATTTAGCTTTTTCTTCTGTTGGGAAGTATTTTTTAAATATGGTATTTAAACCTTTAGCTCCATAATTTAAATTTTCATTAACTACTTTAAAACCACCTGATTCATGACCACATTGAGCTAAAAAGTGAGACAACTTAACAGCTGTATCAATTTTAAACTTAGTCATTACATCTGGGATCTGAGCGATCACTGTGTCTGGAACGTGTCCTTTTAGTTTATTTAAGTCCATATATTTAATTTTTAATAAGTTACTACTCTACCGTAAATATCAGTGTTAGGGAATCTTACTTCAAAAATCATTGGGTCTACTGAAGGATAAATAACTCCTTGTTTTGTAGCAGCAGCTATATCATATGAGTATGGAGAATAATTACCACCAGCTAAATTTACAATATTTACATTAACAACTGATTGTACACCTTTTACAGTGCCAATTAAGTTATAAATGTTAGATAAAATAATAGGCTGGTTAATACTCCATTTATCTATATCAAAATAGTTTTGTAATTCTGTTATAGCTTTGGTTAATACTTCTTGTGAGTTATAAGCTGGTGATACAGTTATATCAAAGTTTACTTTAATATTAGCGTAATAAGCATCTTTAATTAAAATAGCATCACTAGCAATCTTATGATAAGCTAAATATGTTTTTAAGTTTTGCTTAATAGCATTTGTAGCTCTAGTTATTTTACCATCAATGTCAGTTGATAAAATATAAACTGAAAGTGCTAATGGGTTATTATTTATAAAATTTTGTCTATCAGTATCATTAGTTGTTATATAATCTTGAGCAACATATGCTTTAGCTATATAACCAAACTTAGCAGGCATTGATAAAGTACGAACTAAATAGTCAGCCTTAGTTACATTTCTGTTTTGAGTAGGAAAGTTAGCTAAAGCTTGTAAACGGATTTGTTCTGTTGTTTCACCTGGTCCACCACCTGAAGATGGGTTAGCGTTATTAAAACGAATTGAATTTCTCATAGATGTAACTAGGTTACCATCTAAATTATAAGAATCAATAAATGTATTTATAGAGCTATTAATATTAATATCATCAGATGGTAAATTAGTTTCAATTCCTCCTCCAATAACATATTGAACTGTTAAAGTTGTATTTGAAGGAGCAATACCATACTCATTTGTATATAAGAAGTTTGATGGATCATAAGCTTGATTTAACTTAGAAATACCATCAATTATACCTAAACCTACATTATCTGGATTTGGTAAAATAATTTCATCTGGAGATGAAGTTACTCCACTTCCAAATTCAAGAGATAAATTATTATCGTCTTCAAATCGAGTGACAAAACGTCTTGGTACCTTTTTTAAACGCAACATAAAACGAGCGTTATCGTCTTCATCAGCGTAATTTGGCTCATTTATTGGAGTATTTAATGATTCATCAAATACAGTATCTTGAGCTAAATAAGGTACTTCATACCATTGATTTCCATCACTATCAGTCACACCTAATATTTGAATAATATTAGAGTCATTTATAGTTACAATTGGAAATTGTTGAGGACTACTAAATGTAAAATCAGTTGTTTTAATAGTACCTGAATATGCTTTTACTTGTTTTCTAAGTAAATAAAATTGTGGATTACCTAATCCATCATATTGGTATATAGTTACATTAGTTGGATCAAATGAAGATGAAAATCCAAAATCAACTAATTCTTCAGTTATAAAAGTTATAGTTGGGTTTGATTTAGATTGAACAGTTGAACCTTGTTCAATTCTAAAAGTATAACGGTAATCAGGATTATAATTAGGAGCACCAGTTGAAGGTATTTGTTGATAAACATCTAAAACAACTGTTGAAGCGATAGTTACTTTAGGTCTATATCCTAAAGCATAAGCTAAAGCTATAATATTTCTTCTTTCCTGAGCGTATAAAAGTAAAGTTTCTTGTAATTGATTATCAGTGTAAAATGACAAAATATCACCTACATACGCCGCCATTTCAATAAACATATTACCAGGAGAAGATGGACTGAAATCCATATATGTGTTCTGGAAATATGTTCTAGCGTAGTTAATTAAGTCTTGTCTTAACGACGTAAAATCTTTATTATAATATTTTATATCTGGAGTGTTTGCCATTTTTAAACTAGATTATTTAAACCGTTTGTTTCTACATTTAGTACTATATTTTGGTTTTCTTGATTTAACTGGTAGTTAATAGATATAGTTACCATGTTATAATCAGGATTTTTCTGTAAAGTGATTGATTGTAAAATTATGTTAGGTACATAAGCTAATATTTCATCTTCTAATCTAGCTATTACAGATTCAAAAGCGGCATCATCATTAGCCTCAAAAACAGCACGTCTAATATCTCCTCCAAAATTAGGATCATATAAACGCTCACCCTTATTAGTTAATACATAATTAATTAAGTTAGACTTGACTTGTTCCTTAGTTGTTATAGTAGAATTAAAAACATTAGTACTATTGTTATATAAAACACTAATACCAATACCTCTAGGTTGTCCTATATCTTGAGGATTAAGTCTATATATTTGTCTAACAGCCATTAAATTTGTCCGTTTTGTTTCATTTTACCCATTAAAGCACTAAAGTCAGGAACTGCGTCTATTCTAACTGAATTAATATCTCCAGCTGGTCTAGAACTAGCTAACATTTGATCTACACTGTTTACAACAGGTACATCAACAGGACCACCAAAACCTTGAGCCATATTTGAATTCATGTTAGCTACTGAGCGCCAATCGCTCTTTGCGGCTGTTTCATTCAATATCTCATTTAATATATTGTTATTAGTAAAGCTTACAGGCTTAAGAGGCTGTGTAGGTTTGGCAGGTTTTATTGATTCAACCATGGAATTTTTTACTGTGGTTTGTTTGGTCTCTGCCACCACTGGCTTGGACTCTGGAGCCTCAAGCAATATTCCGAGCTCTTCCCTTACAACAGCTTGTACTTCTTCGCGTATAACCTTACGTAATAATTTAATAAATGTATCAGCTTTCATATCTATAAATATTTTATTATCCAAGTATTGATTTAATTTCTTCAAGTAATTGAGCATCAGTCTTAATACGACTTGGTGCTGTTTGTGTTATTTTTAACTTACTAAATGAATCTAACGCTTGATATTGACGTTGTTCATTAGGTAATGTTACAAGTTTAAGTATATATGTTTTTCCATTATTATTTACATAATTTTCCTCAGCAGGAACAGAAACAGCTGAGCCTAGTAATGTTGATTCTAAATCTTTAATTTCATTAGCTCCAACTGTTTGGTTTGGATCATTAACTATATTGAATTGTAATTGATTGATTCTAATTTGGAGTTTACTCAACATTTCTCTAAATATGGTTAGAAATAATTGAGCTGCTGTTATAGCACCTTGATATGTTTCAACTTTTTTATTATCTTTTTCTAATTGTTGTAAACTTCTAATAATACCAAGTAAAGTAGCTCCAGCTGTTGGTTTAGCACCTCCTGGTGATGGAGCGGCTAGTTCAACTGATATCCTACCTAATCTAATTAATAATAATTTTTGTTTAACTTTAATGTATATCTTAATTACTGATAAAGCTATATTTAAAGCTTTAATAACATTAGTTAAAGTGTTAACTAAGCGTTGAAGAGTCGCTATTGATTTTTTAATATTAGAAACACGTCTATCAAAATTATTTTTAAAAGTAGTATAATTACTTGAATCATTAGGTACAAATGTGAATACACCGTTTTCAATAGTTAATGTACCTTTATTTTGGAGTTGTTTCTTAGTATCTTTAGTTAATTTTTTAATTAACAAGTCTGCTATATTTTCAGCTCTAACAAATGACATTAATACAGGAGTGAGTAAACCTGTTATAACACCTTGAGCACTTTTAGCAGTTTGTCCAACTTGATCTTTTAAAAATCCTTTTTTATCATCAAGTGATTTTTCAAACTCACCTGCTTTTTGTTTTTGTTTTTCAGATCTTTTTTTAATAGCCTCCTCAGTCTTATCATTTGGTTTTCTATAGCTATTATCATTAGGTAAATTGGACGTAAAATTTTGTAATTGTTGAGGAGTATAATTTTTATAAGTATTAATAGGTACATTGTTCAAAGTTGCTATCTTTTCACCTGGTAGATTTTTAATAGCATCTATTTGAGCAGGAGATAGTTGTTTTATTTTACTAGTATCTAAGTTAGCAGTAACATTCACAGGTACATTGTTTAAATTACCTGGTTGATTATACTGTGGGGGTGTATTTCCTATTGTTTTTGTCATATCAATGATACAGTGTCTGATTTAACATTACCTGGCTCCGCTAAAGAATTTTTAGTATTTTGCATCTTTATTTTTAAATAAGCAGATGCTATAATAGCTAATGGAGGAAAATTAACAGCGGCTTCCATCATTTTGCTATAATTAGATAAAGCTTCATTTTGATCATTTACTGTTGTTTCTAAAGCATCACCTTTAACTACTGGTTCAACTGTTCTTCCTTTAGTACTATATCCAAGCTGAA